TATTCGGTTATTGTTGTCATTGATTTAAAAGATAGGTGAATGGCGAGGATGATCGGTCAGGTCGCCATGACTATCTATTAGCTAACCGCCTCTGTAAAAATCAGAGTAAGAAAATCCTTTGTACTTTTTCTCCCAATCTAATTTCGACATAGTGGATGCGTTGGTATGCATAACTCTTCGTTTGATAGCACCTACATCCTGTGGACCTTTAAGGATTTTTAATTTGTTGTTTTTATCCATAGTTAAAAATTGATGTCAGATCTATCTAGTTTTTCAAGTATTGCTTGTCTATATGCAGGGTCTTCAGAATATCTATCATCATCCATGGCTTTTATTAATTCAGCTTGGCTGTTGAATTTATCTCCAACTGTTCTAGGTGCTTTACCTGTAATGAGTTGTGCGTCTTTACCTACACCATCAACATACTTTGCATTTAAAGCTTGGACAGCAAAGTAAGCAGCGTTAGGATCGCCACGATCCATAACACTGTCATACATTTCTATTTCTTTATCTGATAGGTTTTCCTTAGCCCAGCTCATCATGTTTCCATAGGACTCTTTACCACCAGCGATACCTTGTAGCTCAGTCACTTCACTGTCAGTTAACCCTTGTGATACTTGACCTTCATCTACCTGATTCCTGAAAAGCAAATACATTTTTGCCAACTCCCCAGGATTAGTTTGAGCTAATTCTTTTAATGTGTCTTCATTAAATCCATCGTCTTTCTGATCCCAAAGTTTTTCTAGTATGTTTGGACCTTCTTCAGTATCCTCCTCTTTGGACTCTTCTTCAGACTGCTCTTTGTTTACAGGTTCTTCGACTTTATCCTCACTGGTATTCTCTCCCAGTTTAGTTTGAAGTTCTAAGTAAGCTTTCTCTAGTTCTTCAGCATCTTTATATTTACCAGCTAATAAATTATCTTGCTCAACTTCTAGTTCTTCTCCAACTTTAAGTGAGTCTAATTCTTCAGATGTAAACTCTTGTTGTGGAGTATCATCATACGTTAATGTTTCTGCCATAGGTGGTTAATTATTGTTGAGCAGGTGTAGCAATTGCCTCAGCTAATTGTGGGTTCTTTGTTGGATCACCCATAGGAGATTTCATTGCTTCTACCTGTAGTTTCTGTTGTTCAAGTTGCATCTGTTGTTGCTGCATAGCTTGTTGCTCTGCTTGTATCTCTTGCATTGATCTGACTAAGTTCAATACATCTATACCTTGTGCAGCTGCTAGTCGTTTAATAACTTCCTCTGGATTGATGTGTTGCATGATTGCCTCTGGTCCCATTGTCTGTGCAATGGTTGTAAGGAAAGCAGCTAGACTTTCTCTATCTTGTCCACGTCCAAGAGCGTTAACACCAGCAACAATAGTAGGCTTAACTATTTTCTTAGGAAGACGTGGTATCTCTCCAGATTTTTGGAAGGTACTTAGTTTTCTATTTAGATAAGGTACTAAGAACTCAGCAGTAAGAAGACCAAACAATCCTCCAAGCTGTTGCTCTAGTTCCATCTGAGTCATACGAACTTCCTCTGCAGTAGTCCTTTCTGATTGACGTACCGATAAGATTAAGAATGCTTCAGATAATCTTTTCTCTATAGTCTGTGACATCTGATAAGCAGTAGCAAAGTCTGCTGTCTTACCTACTTGCACTACTCCAATGTCATCTGGTCTACCTTGTACGATTGCACCATTACCAGCATTAGCTAGTGTCTGTGGTTTCGTGGTAGAGGATGGAGAAATTGTAAATACTACTTTCGCTGCTGCAGCTGAGCCTTCTACTAGAGCTTGGGATAATGCCTCAAGTGATTTGAGATCACCCATAAACTCTTCTACTCTTCCACGTCCATAGTTCTCACCATCAACAGAGTTGAATCTGAGTGGTAGCCATGGAGTTGAATCAACTGGAGCACTACCATTAGAAGCCTTTAGCTTGTGACCATAGACTTCTTGATACCAAATAAACTTACTACCTTCACGTCTTACATGTGTATATACATCGCAGTCATTATCTGGACCATCACTTATGTTGTCATTGTAATCATCAACAACACCTTGTTTTTGTAGAAGATCTTTAGGTAACTCATCTTCAATTAGTTTCTTATTGATCCGTTCTTTGGTTACGATCTCAATAACATTACCATTACCATCTCTCTCTAAAACATAGCGATTTAAAGGGTACATTTTTAGACCCTCTTTAGCCATAAAGATCAATACATTACCAGCTACAACTAAATGCTTTAATGCCTGATGTATTACTACACGGTCATTAGAGGCAGCTATAGATTCTAGGATTGTACGTTCTATCTTGGCAAAAGAAAGATCTAATTCTGACCTAACCTCTGGTGGATACTCTTCACCTAACTCATTGTCGTTGAGTTGTAGTTTGAAGAAGCTTGTCTGTGGAGGTAGAGTTGCAAGCATTAGTTTTGATGCTAAGGCAACAACTCCCTTGGCTCCAACTGATTGCCAAGGAGTTTTTAAATTACGAGACCCACTTTGATTCTCATCTCTATTGATTAGATAAGGAAGAGTAAGTTTAGTAGCCTCGTCAGCTGTGTTTAAGAATGGAGAACGGTCACTTGATAATGCATCATATCTTTTTTTAGCTGTCATTTGATTAGATGTTTAAAGCGTTGATCCTCATATCACGAGCGAGTTGACCTGTACCTTGCCTGGTCTTACCAGTTTTAAAAGCACTTGATCTTCTACTTGCTACACCCATTACATTATTGTCTAATTTCATTGGGTTATTCTTGGGTGATAATTGACTTAGTTGTTGTTGATACTGAGTCATAAAGGATGGTGTTGTTGCAGGTGCAATCTTCCCTAACTGTTGGGTGTTATTAGTTAAAGCTGATTGATCTGTACCTGATGTTGGGATCTGAAATAGATCTCTTAGTTCCATCAATGCATCCAAGCCTAAAGCTTGAAAGATATTTTGTTGAGCCATTAACCTTCCTCTATTCTATTTCTTATCCAATCCACAACTGATCGTTGACCTGATCGGTACATTAATTTTTCCATTGATTCATCTGGAGTAGGTGTAAGTGGTGGATGGATTTCCTCTAGTTCTAAGAGGACTGATTCAAGAGTTGGTCCTATAACAGGCTCAAGAATATTGCGGGAGGTTGACATTACTGTGTTCGAAGAACGCTGGCATACGAGCTGCTTTTGTAGAATTTAGCTCTGGAGCTTTGCCTTCATACATAAGCCGATCACTGGTATCCAGCCAAAATTTTTTGCTTAAATATTTATCGCCATAGGTATTCTTACCTAATGGCTCCATGATCCAGTTAATTGTGGCCTTCCTAAGTTTGTCCAGAGAACCACTGCTGCGTAGACCCATATCAGCACATACGAGAGAGTTAGTGGCAACGTGTATTTGCTCGTCGCGACTGATGTCGGCGCTGACAGTCCTAAGACCAGCATTGCCGTTAAAACGAAAGAAGGGAAGAAGTACGAAAAATATTGCACGTTCAATTACTAATGCTTTTGTGATCATGTGGTCAGGGTGCGATTCCCACGCATCCCTAAGTAAGAAGGCTTCTTTTTCTGCCTTCTCATCAACGCCTATAGCGTCGGTTATATAGCCAAGAGCGAGGTCATGTTTAACCTCGTCTTGGACGTTAGATTCTAGGAGTTTCCTCGCAGATTCGGGAACCTCTTTTTTAAGTGATTCTGCAATGAAGTCGCCAACTGGTAACTCCATGTGGCGTATTGCGAGAGCACGGTAGATGGTTTCCTCTGCTCCCTCTTTAAGTTTGCCTTCTGTAGGTCGGACTGGTGTCCATGTTCTCTTTCTATTGAGTAACTTTTCATATAGGTTCATTCTTGACAATCGCATTGGGGTTCGTTGTTTAGAATCCCTTGCAAATAATCTTGGACTTCATCTTCATCCAGTGCTGCATATGCACTTGACTTATCCTGAACGTCACCCATTACTTGCAGTGAATAATAAAGTGAAGTTTGGGGACTATCTAGCCACTCTTCAACGAACTGTTCGTCGTAGGTTACAACATCACTCCAAGAGTTAAAGCTGTATCCGTGAAG